AATGACCGTAGAGACGTCGAGATGGGTGCTAAGCAGGCTAAGGCTTATAAGCAAATGCTTGAAAACATGATTGTTATGTTGGAGAATGAAGGCACCACTTCTTCTACTGGAGAAGTAATCGTGGCCCCTAACCCACTTACTCAGACTTTGCGCCTATTACAGTTTGCCAGCGCCTATGCTCAAATTGAGCTACAAGAAAATGGCGAAGAAAAGGTGCTTTTGTCAGACCCTTCCTGTAAGGTTGATGCTCTGATGGATGACATTGAGAACGGCGACTTTGGAGACGACTCTGTAGCCGTATGTGCAGTGTCACGACAGCTAATCGACTTGCTAAGTGCTCGCCTCACCAAAGAAGGCATTGCGCATGGTCTAATCACCGGTGCTCAGGATGCTGACCAGCGTCAGCAGGCTATTGATGACTTCCAGTCTGGTAAGACTAAGTGGATTCTTTTCACTGCCCAGGCTGGTGGCGTTGGTGTGACCTTGACAACGGCTCGTCGATTGGTTATGCTACAAAGACCATGGTCTCTTGTTGACTACAAGCAGGCGTTGGATCGCGTTCACCGAATTGGTTCCGAGATTCACGACTCTGTAATTATCACTGACTATGTAACCGAAGGAACTATCGAAGAGCGTGTTATTCAGGCTCTAGATACAAAATCGGAAAACTTCGATGAGATTGTCAAAGACAGGGCAAAGCTCCTCGACCTGCTGAAGAATGGATTAAAATGACAGAAACCGCAGTAACGCCAGTCCGCATCTCTAACTCAGAGATTCAGACATTCAAGGACTGCCGACGCCGTTGGTGGTTGACTTACTACCGTCGCCTACAGCCTAAGTTTCAGGACCTAACTGGTGCACTAGCACTAGGTTCACGCATCCACGAAGCACTCGACCAGTACTATACTTCTGGCATGGAATTGGATCTCCTCGAGATTCACGCCAAGCTAGTAGCAACTGACATGAAGAAGCTTAACGATGAATACATGGACACCTCTACTCTAGAGACAGAAGCTGAGCTAGGCCGAGTCATGCTTGAAGGCTACCTAGAGTGGATCGCCCTAGAGGGTATCGATGCTGAACTAGAGATGATATCTACAGAAGAAATCATTGAACGTCCTATGCTAAATGGACGTGTAATTCTTCAGGGCAAGATCGACATGCGTGTGCGCCGCAAGATTGACGGCGTGCGTATGTTCCGTGACTTCAAAACCGTCGGTGGATCGTTCGCTGACTTTGGGTCGATTGCTCACATGAACGAGCAGGTACTCACTTACATGCTTTTGGAAGAAGCCCAGAACCAGGACGGAGAGCGTTCTGAGGGTGGAATCTTTACGATGCTTCGTAAGGTAAAACGCGGTGCTTATGCTAAGCCACCGTTCTATGACCAAATCGAAGTTCGCCACAACAAGTTCGCACTGCGTTCGTTCTACGAACGTATCGAGGGAACTCTTGAAGACATGCTGCGCGTCCGTGATGCGCTTGATGCCGGAGAGAGCCACTACCGCCACGCATACCCGAAGCCTAGTAGGGACTGCAAGTGGAAGTGCAAATTCTTCACCATTTGCCCGCTTATTGACGACGGCTCTGCCGCCGAAGCAGCAATTAGTGATGCGTTCGTGTCATCCGACCCGTACGGTTATTATCTATCGAATGAGCAGAAAGGAAGTGAGTAAAGATGTCTGAGGTCGACCGCAGTTTAACGATTATGGTTTATGGCGAGTCGAAGGTTGGTAAATCAACCTTTGCCGTTACAGCACCTTACCCACGTCTAATGCTTGACGTAGAGGGTGGACACCGATTCCTCCCTATCAACGTCAAGTATTGGAACCCAATGACCGAGGAGCCACCTTTGGCTGACGGTACTTGGGACACTGTTGTTGTCCAGGTTCGCGACTACGATGTAGTCATTAAAGCGTTCCAGTGGCTACAGTCAGGCAAACACCAGTTCAAGAGCTTGATCATCGACTCAATTTCTGAGTTGCAGGTCAAGTGCATGGACAACATTGCAGGAACCGAACAGATGAAGATGCAGCAGTGGGGCGAGCTACTTCGCCACATGGGTGCACTACTTCGTGACCTTCGTGACCTAACAATGCACCCAACTCAGCCTCTTGAGGCTGTAGTACTGACTGCTATGGCTCGTAAAGGTCAGGATGGCGTATACCGTCCTTACCTACAGGGCCAGCTAGCAATCCAGGCCCCGTATTTCTATGACATCCTTGGAGCGGTTACGGTAGAAACAATGCCGAACCCAGACCCGCTTCAGCCTCCATACAAGGTGCGTCGCATGTACGTTGAGCGCACACCTGAGTACGAAGCTGGAGAGCGTGTACAGGGACGTCTAGGTAAAGTAGTCGAGCAGCAAGATCTAGGGATCGAGCGCATGCTAGACATGGTTTTCGGTGAGAAGACTAAAACATCAAGTAAGAAAGCATAGGAACATGAGTACTATCAATTGGGCAGACCTCGTCAAGCAGGCGGGCGATGCAGGAAACAGCAGCTATGAGCCACTACCGGAAGGCGATTACGAACTTAAGGTAATCGAGGCTCAGGCGACAACCACCTCTACTGGAAAGGTGATGTTTAAAGTCACCAACGAAGTTCAGGGTGGTCCACACAACAAGCGTCGCGTTTGGGATCAGCTTGTTGTCACTACCGACAACCCTAAGGCCATGAACATGTTCTTCATGAAGGCCAACTCAATGGGTCTAGGTAAAACCTTCTGGGATGCAAACCCGAGCAATGCTCAGGTTGAACAGGCCCTACTAGGTCGTAGCTTCCGTGCAACTCTAGGAACTCGTACCTACAACGGTAACGTCTCTAACGAGATTAAGCGTTACTACCCTGCTCAGGCTGCTGCTGCTCCTGTTGCCGGAACCCCTGTTGCTGCTGCGCCTGCTCCAGCTCCAGCTCCAGCTCCAGCTCCAGCACCTGCACCGGCTGCTCCGATTACTTCGGAAGAGCCGTTCTAAAGAAACAAAATGGGTGGGGCATCGAAAGATGCCCCTCCCTTTTCTTAGGAGAAATATGAAGGTTCTATTTACTGGCATGGCATCGTCCCACTGCTCTCCTTCTAAAAACATTAGTTTTTTCAACGCGCTATCTATGGCTATGCCTAGCGACGCTGAAGTGGTTTGGTTATCCCCTAAACTAACCTGGACGTCCTCTGATTTAGAAGAGTATGACGCAATCTTTTTTGGGTTTATCCCGCCAACCGCAATCAGTGCTAACAAAATATATGCAGCAATGCATGTACTAGACCTGGTTTATGACTCGCCAAAACTAAATTTAGTAGTTGATGGTACGCAAATTTGGCAATATAAGAACAGTATTCAGTCGGTTAAGCGCGACGTCTCTTCTCTTTTTTCTGCTTTTTACTCTAAACGAGCAGACTACTCTAAGGCTTTGAAGCCCCAGAACTATGAATCAATTAAGTCAGCTGCGGCAAAGATGGAAAGCTTGCCGTTTCCTAGAGTAATTTTTCCGGTACTTCCGTGGAGCACCGCGGAAGAGTCTTTCGCTAAGCTGGGCTTCGGGCTGGGCGACAACTACTTAGGTCTGACCCTTGACTCTATCCTCATCTCTAATGTGCCTAATTACTCCTCTATAGAGGACCGCTGGGCCGTAGATAACCTAAATAGTGCTTGGTATAAGTCACTATCTGACACCATTGCCCTTCCTGGCGCTTCTCTCAAGGTCGGCAAAACTTTGAATGACTATGATGCTGACTCAATTATTAGAAGTAGCATAGGATTAGTAGTGACTCCTCAGGACCGAGGGGTTGGTTCTTGGTGGTCTTATAGGTACATTCAGGCACTCAATGCGGGGGTTCCTATAGTTACTTATTGGCAAGATGCCTCTAAATTTGACAGCAGTTGGTCAGTTTTAGGGTATCAAGTAGAAGATATGACTTCCGAGCAACGTAAAGAGCTGGCTCGGCAACAGTATGAAAGCTACATGACTGCTATCCCAACTAGGAAGCAAGTTGTAGATTACATACAAACAAAACTATTTGGCTCAACTAAGGAGAAGATGTAATGCCAGAAATGAACTATGAATGGATTAGAGAACAGCTAGAAGCCGCTAAGGTTAAGGTTGGCTCAGGTAAGGCTATTCTAAAGCTACTAGAAGCCTGGGAAACTCTTCCGGACCTGTCTGCCGCTATGACTGATGAAGTGCTAACTGTGTTCCCGATGCTAGCAAAAGGCCATGCCATCAAAAAAGAAGAGTCAGAAGATGACTATCGCTGGATTGATTTACAGCCTGGAAACATAACTGTTGGCGATATTGTGAGAGTAAAGACAGACGCTTTCGGTGAAAAACTTGGCAGCGTGCACAATGGAAGAGTGGGCAAGGTTATTGCCGTTCGATATGGTGATGTTATTTTTAACTCAACTGACGGGAAAAAGCCAGATTTGATGGGAGTTCACTACTCGCCATACAAGCTAGAAAAGCGACTTAGAAGGGTTCAGTAAATGAGGACTAGTTTTGAGCTAAAAACAACTGCTTTCACTTTAGAAGAAGCTATGGAAAGTGCAAAAACTATAATTTCAAAGTTTTTAGATATTCCAGCTTCGGAGGTAGAGGACAGAGTTACTCTCGAGCTAAAGATTCAAATGCCAGAGTCTAGCAGCCTACAAGACATCGACAGCGTTGTTTTAGCTGGTGGATTTGTTGTCGGCGTATACGGCTCTATAAAGCAAGGCTATGTTTTGCCATTTGGCTCAAAATAGTACTTGACAAACCAAAATAAGTTAGTATCGTATAGATATGCAAACATTTGTACCTATTACTGATTCATACGAAGACATCGCCCGCACGCTAGACCGTGCTCGTCTAAATAAGCAAGCCCTAGAAGGCTGGCAAATTTTGATGACCCTCCTTGAGCTAGACCCCCAAGGAAACCACCGTACCCCTAAGGGCTGGGTTAACCACCCTGCCGTCAAGATGTGGCGAGGCCACGAGATGGCTCTTTACCAGTACATCCAGGCTATGGTAGATGAATGGCTTAGACGTGGCTACAAGTCCACGATTGGCGACAAGGCTAAAGCAACCATTATGCGTGGCATAGAGCTGGGCAGAACTAGCTCAACAGTTGGCCCGGACTGGATTGCTGACTTAGACCTATTCAAAGAAATTGCTTCTAGCCACAGGATGGCCCTTCTTTGTAAAGACTATGAGTGGTACTCACAATTTGAGTGGCCAGAAGACACTGGAAAACGTCCAGAAACTTACGAATACATCTGGCCTGTATAGTTTTGTAATTTACGGTACCCGATAAAACGGTCCAAGATACACTTTCTATATGAAAGATTCGCGGATCGGTGAGTGCCTCTGGGCTATCTGGGAAGGTAGCGGCTATGAGACTGGATTTGCAGACTCTGTTGTGTACTATACCTACGATCACGTAGATATTGAGCACGAAGTAGTCCGTAAGGCCTTGGCCTCTTCTATCCAAAGAGATGGTATAGTCTACTCGCTCTATGAAGCATTTCAACTTATCGATTCTGGTGTCTACTCTTACTCTTCAGTAGGAGTGGAGGTTGGCGATGTCTATGAGTCTGTGTGCACTGCATCTGGCGAATCGAGTAGTGGGGCTACATTAGAGAATGTAGTCGAAGTTACTTTTGTAGAGGTTCCGTACATTGACAGATGATTACTCGTGGCAAGAAGAAGGTCTTTGCTCTAAACCAGAAAATCGAGAGCATATAAAAAGCTTCTTTGCTAACAAACCCTCTCAGCAGGTAGAAGCTAAAAAACTTTGCGGCGCTTGCCCGGTCAGACGAGACTGCGCTAAATGGGCGCTAGATAACAAAGAAATTTGGGGAATCTGGGGTGGTCTAGACTACAAAGAGATTCGCAGGACCCTGTCTGTGAACTGGGAGGGCCAGGAGATGCGCCATAAACGATTCCCGTTGTGCCCTGGATGTAAAGCCAAAACTACTCATCTCAAGACCTCTACTATAGACAGGCCGGAAGGTGGTAGATGGTCAACCATGCGTATTGTAACCTGTGACCTGTGTGACTTTACTTGGCAAAGCCGAACTAGTGCTAATGCAGTAGATGCGTTTCACGCTCTTATTGCTAAGAAGATTCAGCCTTAAGGGCATCTAAATAGTAGTCCACATTTAGTTTTAGCCTGTCGTCATTTGGATTTAACTGGCTGGCCATTCTCCCCCACTCGTAAGCCTCTTGATGTCTTCCAGTCTGGTAGGCGCAATTAGCTGCTAAATCGTACGGAAGGTCTCCCCAGGCGAATGCCTCGCATAGGTAGTCCAAAGGCTTTTCTTTTATGTCTATAGCCTGTCTTAGCGGCTCGAGGGCGGCTTCCCAGAGCTTGTTGTTGTAGTAATGTTGACCGAGTTCTACTAAGGCTTCGCGGCGACCTGGTGCTTCTCGTAGTGCATTTAGCAGGTACTCTTCAGCTCTCTCTGGATCACATTTGGCTAGATACCTATAAGAAGCTGCTCGTTCTGGCCCCCATGTAGCGCGGGGATTAGCCACATGTTTACCGAACATATCTGCAGCTTTACTGTACATACCATTGAAAAAATACTCGCGGGCTAGGTAGTATTGGTTCCGGTCATCAGTAGGGTCTTCTGCTACCGCTAGTTCCAGCAGAGGGAAGTACTGCCCTCGACTTTTAGTGCTGTCCGGGAAGTGGTGAATCTCTAAATCGGTCCACTCTTGGACTTCCGCGATTCTGTCTACCACTAAAACTTCGTGGACTGGGTGCTTCCAGCGATACCCGTGCCTTTTGTGTATCTTGTCTCCGCCATATTGTAGTCCGGGCTGGTCCCCGTCCCATGACCATGTGTATTTGTAGCGGGGGCGTGTGGTCTCAGGGCGTATATTTTCAAGTATCTGCCTCCAACCCGGAACAAGGACTTCATCCATATCAAGGGCAATACAAATATCCACATCATCAGGAATAAGAGCCAAAGAAGCATTCCTAGCATCATCGAAGCGCCAAGGGTTAATACTAGCAACGGCAACATTAACACCAAGGGCAGTGGCTCTAGCAACTGTGCCGTCACTTGAGCCAGTGTCAAGAATGAATCTATAATCCGCCTCTTTCGAGCTTTCTGCCCAACGTTCAACAAAATTCTCCTCGTTTTTTGCAATTGTATAAACGGCTATTTTCATGGATTTCTACTTTACTGGAATTACGCTAATAAACTCTCTTGGATCAAAGTCTCCACCAAACACCATAGTCAAAAGACCAGGTTTTGATTCTAGGCCAGCTCGGTCACGGAACCATTCCGACCCCGGGTCAGTAGTAGGACACTGGCACCATAGTCTGTC